ATTATTGGTAATATATACTAATTTTTTAAAAAAATCAACAGAACGTTCCACGTGGAACTAAATAAAAAAATCCGCATAACACAAAAATGTCTGCGGATTTTAATTAAATCTATTTTATTTTTAATATTAGTAAACTTGAATACATCTATCCATTCTTAAACCAGCATCAATTGTTGCCAATTCGTCTTGAGAGTAGTTAAGATCACCAAAGTTCAAATTACTTAAAAAGCAACCTTGGAGAATCCACTTTTCAACAACAACTCCCGTTGGGTCTAACATTTCTAATTCCACATCTTTTTTGTATCCAGCAGCGTAGCCCATTCTACCTGTAACTGATTCAGCATGAAGACGGAACCACTCCATAAGTGCTTGAGAAGCAGATGGACCGATAGGGTCTTTAAATTGAACACTTATCTCTTCCCAAGTAAATCTACCAGCAACATATGTTGAAGTATTTAAAAAAGGAATTTCCGTAGTATTGATTTTAGCTTTAGGACGTGAGGTTGATGTCACATACCACTCGTTTATACCCAAAGATGATGGAAATCTTAAGATAAATCTATTTTTTCTTTTCGGTTCAAATGGAACCGGCATTTTCATTAATAAATCTGCCATTTGTTATCGTTGTTAGTTTTTTGTTTTATTCTTTATTATAAATATATCGATACTTGAAATAAATTTATTTTTGGTTTTACTTGACTTTTTGAAAAAAATTGAGTAGCTTTTTGCATATAATCTTATAAAGAATAATTAATAACTACTACTTTGATAAATAATAATGAATAATTAATATCATAATAAGTAATAAGGATAAATATAACCTATAAAGAATACATATAAAAATAATGGGGAGAACTTTCGTTCTACCCCATTTTTATTTAATTTTAATCTCAAATTAGATATTTTCAAAAGAAGCACCAGTTGGTGTAATTATGAATTCTACATCAATGAATTCCAATGCTCTTGTTGGTTTAATATAAATTTTACCTCTTAATGTGTTTGAATCAATATCCTCTGGATCATTTGATACAACTACACGGAAATCATATAAACCTCTTTCTTTCTTAATTGATTCTAAAATTGGGTTAACCAATCTTGAGAATTCTTGTCTAACTTGATCATCGTTTTGTTCAAACAATAATCTTACCGCAACAGCAGAAATTAATTTTCTTGCTCTTAATAGTAATCTTCTTACGTTAATTCTATCAAGTGCTGATTCTCTAACTTGTAACGTTTTGTTACCCCAGATAATTGTACCTGTATCAGAGAATGTTGCAATTGGGTTAATTCTGTTTTTATAAAGTTCATCTCTATCATCTAAAGTTAATTTTTTAGCCGCTTTGATTGAGTTTACAAGACCTCTAGAATAACCAGCTACTGCGAACCAAGGGTAAGAAATGTTATCAGTCAACGCAATGTTCTTTACAACTTCACCTGTTGGTGGAATATAAAGTTGAGTCGCATTATCCGTATCCCTTACTTGAATCCAAGGCCAGTAAGTTGCTGAGTAGTTAGAATCAATTCCTAAATCATCTAATGCCGTTACAACTTCGTTTGTTGTTGCAAAACTAGGTGCATCAATGATGTATAAAGAATCCGCTCTATCATTTTCAATAATTTCAATTGCTTGATTTACTAATGAACTATGGTCGTTCCAGTTAATACCTGGAGTAGCGAATAAGTTAATATCAACCGCTTCAGGGTTTGAATATGTTTCAATACCTCTTAAGAAAGCATAGTAATCTGAATTACCAACTGTATCACTAAACACACCACCGTTATCTAAATGGTTTTTACCATATGTTGTTTTACCAAAAATGTAACCATCTCCTAAAGTTTTTACACTTCTATAGATGTCCCATCCATCAAAACCACCATAAACTGGCATTGTAAATTTGCGATATGAAGTTGTTGCTAGTCTACCCTTATTTGTTCCTTCTAGATCATAAGGAGTTGTCATATATAACACTTCACCTGTAGTTCCAGTTAAACCAGACGCATTTTTTGATAAGTGGAAACCATATGTTGCTGATGTTGCACTAGCACCTTTAAACTTCAACATGTCATCATCATAATCATTATGAGCGTCGGTTGAAAAACCTAAAGTCACTTTTTTAACTTTATCACCATTAGTTGTGTTTGGAGTACCATCTGCAGAATAATAAAGTATATCCCCAGCCTCGTGATATTCTGTTTTATAAAAAATACCACCTAAATTGCTAGATGTTGCAATACCTTTGAAACCAGCTGGTACCGCATCTGTTGGATGATCTTCGCTAAGAACTAACATAATGTATTTAGATCTTAATTCGTATTCGCCGTCTGATGTACCAACTTTTCTACCAATATAACCAGGTAATTCTGGGTTCATTGAACATCTAGTAAATTTCTCAAGCACAACTTGATTAGCATCAGTATCGTAATAATTACGAACGATTAAATCAAATTCACCAGTATCTAAATCAATATTTTGTATAGTAACTTTAACTTCGTAGTTTGCTGCATTACCATCAGAGATTGTTAATATTTGGAATAAATCTGAAACGTTTCCACCACGAACTTCAGAAACAACGATTGATGAACCAGGTGTTTCCCATTCGCTCACAAAATTTTCACCCTCATTTGTTACAATTTCTGTTGTACTAAGACCTCTAACTAAACCTTGTTCAAATAAATTTCTTAAAAAATTAGGATAAATTTCGTGTACATATAAAGGGAAATCTGTTGTGTTTTTATCAAACACATCTTCACCAATTACTTTGTTAATATACTTTGTTGATGATTTATCAAAAGAAACATTAAAGTTTCTAGCGGTTCCACTAATATCTGTAACACTTAATGTAAATTCAGATAATGGGTTTGTACTAATAGTGTCTCCAGTAACTGATACAGTAGATCCAGAAACTCTTCTAGTTAAAATATCAGCAGCATAAGAACCGCGTGGTCTTAATTGGCAAACAATTTTATCAGCATAATGTTCATGTAAACGCGCCGCATATTTAATTCTTCTAACATCAAATGATGTCGATCCTGAGTTGTAAACAAATAGATATGAATAAACACCATCTATTGTTGAATCTGTAAGACCAGTTTGTGTGAAGAAAGTATTGTACCACTCCTTACCGTTATTTGAACCAATTGGTGATGCCAATTGTGTTCCTGTTTGTCCACTTGTAAATACTGATGGAACATCACCAATTGTAAACCATTCGCTATTTGCATATGCTCCAGATGAATTTGTTGCTGCAACGATATAATCTGTTACAGTACTTCCCTCAGTTGTGGTTTTACCAGATAATTCCGCGAAGAATGTACTTCCAGTTATTCCAGTTGCTGTTGGAATTGTAGTCCCTGTTGTTGATGTGTAAGTTGGACTTACTAAAACTCCACCTAATGCTTTGATTCCGTAAGAAAAACCAGGCTTATAACCTGTTAATCCTAAGATACGGGTAACAAATAATTGATTTGATTCCTGTAAATATGATTTTGCTACATACGGTAGCTGATATTTTGGAGTCCCAGTAGAATCTTTAACTGGAGACGGTGATCCAAAATATGTTCTAAATTCGTCGAAACTTGAAATAAGCACCGGTTCGAAGGCTGGCCCTTTAAGGGTTTCACCAACTAAACCTAATGTTGTTACTCCAACACTTTGCGCCACGAATGTTAAATCCTTCTCTGAAGTGTAGACACCCGGAGAAACGAATACTCTGTTTGAATTTGCCATTGATAAATGTTTGGTTAAAATATTTTTATTCTTATCAAATAAATATCTTTGTTTTTACCAAAGATTTCCCGATTTTTTTGTATTTAGATAGTATTTTATCCTTTTTTATCTTTATTTATCTTTATATATGGAAAAGAAAACTAAAAACGTGAAAATTAGTGAAAAACATCATGAAATGCTCAAAAAGCATTGTGACAAAAATGGATTAAAAATTTATAAGGTTCTAGAAAAATTTATAGAAGAAACCTGTAAATTAAAAACGGATCTATATGGAGATGATTAATATAGATAAGTTATACCTATTGTTGAATTGATTACCGGGGTGTAATTTAATGTTATTTCATTTATTCCACTTATATCAAATCCCTGTCCTTCTTCTTCAACTAGACCATTAATATCTAAACTTACCACACTATTGATTGCACTAAGAACATTGAAACTCAAAGTAGAACCGTCATAGGTAAAATACTCGGTATTAACTTGTATTGGTTTACCATAATTGTCAATAAAGACACTATTCCTACCTTTATAATATGTAATAGTGATAATACTACCTTCTAAAGGTGGGGTAGGAAAACTAATTTTAGATGTTCCAGCAATGTGGTAAAAATCAACCCCCCTTTCTTGTAAAAGACCATTTATCGCCACACTAAATAAAATACCAATACTTTCACCAACGCTAAAAGCGGTTTGCATACCGTCTGCAGTAAATGATGCAACAGTTATGTCAATAGTTTTATTAATGTACTTTTTGTTATAATTTGTGTTTTTAGCAAATTCCGTCATTAAGAACATTCTACTAACAGCTGGCTTAACCTCAAATTCATCTTGATCTATTAAGAATCCAAGCATAGTAAACTTATAGTTTTGAAGATAAAATCTACGACCATCAATTTGTTCAATTGGTGAATTGTCTTCAATAGCTTCTAAAATAATTGGAATATAGTGACCCTTAACAGTAGTATATGCTTGTCTTGACGCGAACTTTTGTAGAACTATTTTATTAAATTTATTTAAATCTCTAAATTTAGTACAAACAATTGTAACCTCATAAGAAAGGTCAACAGCTATGGGCTGTGGTATTTTGTATATATCCGCTCCCATTTGTGTTCCATTCCATGTAGCAACGGAAGCATAATGAAACTGCATTCTTTCTGGGATAGTTCTAATAATAGATGGATTGCTACCCGGTTGAACGTCTGGTTTTCTAATCACCCCAATCAAAGGAACTTTCATATTACCGTCTTCGTCTGAAAATTCCCAAGTGTTTGTAATTTGAGACCATCTTTGAATTGTCAATATTTTAGGAATTACTGGTATTTTCTTACCGTCAGAAATAACCACAAAGTTTTTCTTCACGAAATCCATCATTCCGTAATCAAGATCATCGTGTAAAATAGAATCAGGTAAATAAGTGTCAGACTTAGTTATTCTTTCCAATAGCTCTTGTCTTCTTTCAGTAAGTTCTTTACCCTTATAAATCTGTATGTCTGTTTTTCTTTTAGGTATTGCCATTTTAAACTCCTCTAAATTCTTGCTCTTGAGCGATAGCACAAGTTATTGTTCTATAAAATGCTTTATATCCAAATAAATTGTGTTTATTGTCTGTGGTCACTTTACCGTCATTTGTTACAGTATAGTATCTTAGTTTGTTTTCATCTTCAGGGTAACCAATGTAGTCACCATATTTTATATCCACCCCAAGTTCTTGTAAATGTTTAATATAAACTGATAAGATTAAGTTACCAGGTTCGTTATATCTAAGCATTCCCGATTTATATGAATTATTTTTAGGTTCCTCGATTTTAACCAACGCGTTAAACTCAATTGGTGGGAAAAACTTAATTTCATCTAACCCAACTTCACCATATACATCATCTTTATCAGTTTTTTGACCATCAACCCTATATAAGACTAACTTCATATTTAAATCACCATGAAGGTACTCTTGACCTATTTGAATTTGTAGGTCAAAGTCTTCTTGGCTGAAGAATTTGCTCATTCTGGTTATCGGTAGTTTGTTTTCCATACATTAATAAATAGTTTATAATGTATTTGATATTATTTATATTTCACTTATGGATACAAAAATACCAGAAGTAGCTGCTCGTGAGATATTGATGGATTATGAGGGGTCTAATAATCAAATATTAGATTGGAAAAGAAAGCTACAAGAATCAAAATATTTTAGTCTGTCAAGAACACAGGCTGATTATATTATAAAGTATGAAAAAACAACCCCCAAGGTTGCGAAAAAGCATGTTCGTATTGTTTCAACTTTTGGTGAAAAATTAAGGGAAGATAAATTACTGGCCAAAGTTCCAGAACAGATATGGATTGAAAAACTTTTATGTGAATCAGATAAAGCCTACCACATTTGGGGTAAAATCTCTGAAACGGAAAACATACACGCATTTTGGATGCCCAAATCGGCGATCATTCAAGAAGAGAAAAAACTAAACAGAATTGTTGATTATTCACCATATTCCTAAAGACCACCAATGGAACACCAAAAGGAAGCTATTGAAAAGTTACTAGCTAACAATAGATATATTTTGGCTGATGATATGGGTTTAGGTAAAACAACTGCGGCCGTTATTGCTTCTTTAGAAAGCGGAGCAAAGAAAGTTTTAATCGTTTGTCCAGCATCTTTAAAAAT